TACCTATCTTTGAAACTGGAACACGGTGAGCAATAAGAATACGATCTCTGTTTTCTACTGCATAGTTCTTGAATGAAGAATCTTGAACTCCCGCCTCTACAGGCTTCATCTCAAACTCTACACGACCCTGCTCTCCATCAGATGGAAGAGGGATATAAAGTGTTCTATGATTTCTACCCTTAAGACCTGTTTGGAAAAATTCAAGTAATTTACGTTCTGCATCAGCAGTAAGCTTTGCACCCTTAACAACAATAATGTATCTTGGAACAGCTTTATTCTCAAAATAATCTAGGTTAAAGCGTTGTGCAAATTCGTCACCTGCAACTGCATTTTTTGCAGACAAAATATCTGGTACACCATAGTATGTATTTGATGGTGTAAAAATCTTAAAGTGAATTACTTCGTTTGGCTGTGGATCTGTACCAATTTGATCTGGAGTTTCTGTATCCCCAAAGTTTCTAAAGAATGTGTAACGATTGTATACAACCTGCACAAAACCATCACGGTGACGACGGATACGCATAGTTGTTGCTGGAATGTGTCCAATATAACCAATCTTACCAGTTGATGTACGACCAACTTCAAGATATCCATTACCAGTTGATTCTAAGTCAACATAAATCTTTTTCATCGTTTCTGTAAATGAATCATCTGAGTTAAGAGATTCTAAGAAGGTACGAAGTTCTTCTTTCATCCCTTCAATTTTTGAACGTAATTTATCAAGCTTTTTTGGAGTTTCCATAACAGCTTCAATCTTTGAAGATGTTGCCCAAGTATTATCAAACTTATAGCCTAATCCAATGACGTTTGCTGCCTTAGCATTTACAGCAGAGTGATGATATGGAGAAATATCATAAAGTTGTGCTAAGTATAGAACATTGTATGGTGGCTGAACAATTTGAAAAAGAGAATAGCCAGTCAGATCAAGCGGATCAAGCTTTTTAGATTTAGCATCATCTACACCTGTAAATGACTTTTCAATACGATTTACTTGACGACGGAAATTAGGACTTAACCCTTCTGCCTTTTTGATATCATCCCATCTTGCATTAAAGGGATCATCAAATTCTTGTTCTACAGTATGCTGTGTTCCAAGCTTGACTGTAATAGTACCTTCTGCTTCATCATCAGCATCAACAACAGTTAAATTAGTCAATTTTCATCTCCTTCATTTCTTTATAATATTCAAGCATTGCGGGGGTATCCATAACATCTGGAACAAGACCTAATTCTAATCTTTGTTGTTGAATAGCTAGTTCTTCATCATCTACTGCTCTATGTCCCGCAAAAAAGATAGGATGACCTTCTTCTAAACCATAATGTTTTGCTGCATCTTTAAGCTTTTTAATTTGGCGTATATCGCCCTTCATAGACGGAATACTTAAGTATGCGCCTTCATCATCCATAACCAATGATTCATCAGGCATTTGCCAGGCGTAAACTCCCCAGTTAACTTCATCAATAGGTTGGACACGCATTTTACCCATTTATTCTATCTCCTTTTTTAATATTACATAAAGCATGAGTTGGTCTTACGTTTTCTAGTGTATCTCCGCCACCTTTTGAAATTGGAATTACATGATCTATATGTAAACCATTTTGCCAACCTTTTAAACCAACTTTTTTTGGTGCATTTAAATCTATTGCAACATTGCATATATAGCAATTTGTGCCATAAGTTAAAATAACATCTTTTTCCGAATAAGATTTGGTTTTAACAAATTTTAATGTTGCCCTTCTTTTTCTTGATGCTGCACGTGAAATTTCTGGGTGAGCTTTTTTATATTTTTGTTCAGATAATTTAACAGCCTCAAAATTATTTTTTCTTCTATTAAAATTTTTTTCTTTTATTTTTTCTTTATTTGCATCTCTATATTTTTTACCGTACATCCTATATCTATGCAAGTTTTTTAATTGGTATTGCTTATTATAATGAGATTTAGCCAATTTGCAATCATCGCAGGGTTCCTCATCAGCTCTTTTATGAGCTTTATAACCCGACGTGGTTCCGCATCTTGCCTTTTCTCTTATTGCCATATGCCAATAATACCATCAAACTATTCAAAACTGAACATTAGACTGCCATTTTATTGTGCATGAGTATGGAAACTTATTGGTTGACCATTGTTTATTTGAGAAAATGTACCAGAGTATTCAAGAACTGATCCTACAGAGGTGACTGAATCATAAGCTACTGAGGTATTAATGGCAACAAAAGATAAATATCTATTTTGAACTTCAGTTAAACCCAAAGCATTTGGATAAATGCTTATATAGCCATATGTGGCTTCTGATGGAATATTAGATGCATCATAAGAGCCATTTATAAGTATGTTAGATGATCTTGAGCTTGGGTATACCAAAGCCACATGATATATTTCTCCATTTGTCAGTGTAATAGGAGATGAGTTTCTACTTATACCGTTGACATATAAAGTTGATCCTGAAATTGAATTTTGCAAAACATTTGAAGAGTCTATATATAAATCTGCAGTACCAGAAAGATCGGTATCTAATACCGCCGAGCCTTTGCCATCATATTCCATCCAAAACTCTATTGTTTGATATGAAGAAGATGAAGTTGGAGATATTACAGCATATCCAGATTTGGATCCTGGGTCTTGTGCAGAAAAACGAACACCTAGATTTCTAGATCTTGAAAGAATATCTGTAGTATCCTTCTTAATCATATAAGTTGTGCTTGAAGCTGGAGATATTTTAAATAAGCCTGAATCTGAGACTTTAGTTATATCTGAATAAACATTTACATTTAAATTATCAATTCTTGTTTGTGGTCCCGCCGAAGTATCTGCTGAATAAAGAGTTACTTTAATTAAACATTGACCTGCAAAACTTGATCCGTAGTTGGACAAGAAATAAGGAAAAGTTTTTCCATTTGAAACATTATAATAACTTAAACCATTATCATAAGAAACAGAAACAGTAGCATAACGGCTTACAATCAAGCTTGTTGCAGACATATTTGTATATGAACCAGAATCCCAAGATATTTCAACCCCAGTAAAGTTTGGATATGATCCAACAGCTAGGCTATAAACCCAGGTGCCTACAGTTGAATATGGAACTGCTGTATTTGCTAATGTGATGCCTGTTTTATCAGTGACAACATTTGAAAAAATTCCTTCACTGTAAATATTATTACTATTAAATTGTTTTGAAAAAACAAGTTGACCATCATTATTATCAAATGAAAAGTGAGATACATCTGTTTGATTTGAATATAATGTTGGATTTGAATCTTTATGTGCCCAGAACATATGATTTCTAATTTCATTTGCAGATAAAACTCTATCATAAAAAGCCAAAGCATTGGCAGTAAAATATGAACCATTACTTTTTGGACCAAGGCTGAATATACTTGAAGAATCTGAATAAAATTGATAATTTAAAGGGATATCAATACTTTCATCTGCTATACCATTAACATAAATAGTCATAGATTTATCTTTTACTGAAGCAAATATATGAATTGGTGTATCCCAAGAATATACCTGCTTTTTAGTAGTAAGACTTAAACCATTTGAAAAATAAAGTGTAAAATAAATAAAATCATTATTAGTATAAACTTGCATTCTTTTTGCAGATCCTGCTTGTAAATTTATAATATTACAATCTATATTTAAAGCACCTGGCATTAATAACCAAAGCTCCATACCAAAAGCTTTATTTTCATAACCACCTTGAAAAGCATTATAAATATTTAAAACATCTACGGCTACATTACTTGTAAGTCTACAACCATTATTTTTAGTATCATAGTTATTATGTGCAATTATAGATAAAACATCTTGAAAATTTGGGGTACCGAGGGTAAATGCTCCGTGATTACCATATGCAGAAGAATCTTCAATTGTAGTAGATCCTACTTCTTGCAAATATGTACTTTCATTATTTAGGTAATCTTGATATGTTGCATACTCAAGCAAAATAGTGCCATATGTTCTTAATGATGAAGTTCCATCAAGTAACCATAGCGATATAGGGTCGTCTTTAAGTACTGCATGCTTATAAGACATATCACTCCGTTTCCCCGTTTTTTATTTATTTAATATATTATACTATGCGGCGGGATTTTATGAAACTTGTGATTTCAATGCCTGAAGAATAGCATTAGATTTAGTCATTTCAAGAGTTTCAGTGCGAATTAATCTTTGGCAATCATCTGCATACCAAAGCTTAGATAGAAGCTCAACATCAGCCATATCTTGAACTTCAGAAATTGAATTATGCTGATGCGAAGCACCTCTATATTGAATTAAGTTATCAGGCCATTCTGTAGGCAATGTAGCAAGAACTGCTTGATACATAACTATATTTTGTTGATATTGTGCAACCTCAGATTCACGAGATTGAATTGCCATTGTTAATGGATCTATATTTGTATCTGTCATTTTATTTCTCCTTTTTAGTTTTTATCCGAATTGTACATCTATGACTGTTGCGTATGGTAATGTGGCTGGATCTGAATATTTTGTTCCAAATGAAGAACCAGTAAATGGATAAGTGTATATGCTATTACTTAAATTTGTAGCCATAGCAATTTCTGTTCCGTATGGGCTAAATTTTCCATTATAAAAAACTGTACTTCCTATTGGTGTAGTTAAAGACGGACCAGATATTGTTGTTCCAAATCCTGATGTTGAAACTGGAATTGCTGAAAAAAATACAAAAGGAGTTCCTCCATAAATGTTTGAATTTACATTAAGATAAAAACTTCCTGTTTGATTAAAGCTTCCACGATAAGACTCATCAATTGCATTACTTGTTGCAATTTGTGTTCCAAAACCAGTTCCTGTTGTCCAACTAATTAGCTGTACCCTTGGTGTCACCCCAGCAACCATAAGTAAATTTCCTGTTGGATTTGTAGAATAACCTTGATAATTTACTCCAGAAGAGAGATAGCTTGGAGATGAATACTGAGATCCCCAACCAGTACCTGATATGAATGCCCAAGCATTCATAAGATTAGTATTCTGACTTCCACCTTGAAATACATCATCTCCAACAGAATTTACTGTTCCACTATATGTATTGGCATAAGTCATAACTGTAGATGAATCAGTATATTTTGTGCCAAATCCTGAATTAGTCCAACTCCAAGCTGAAGGGACACTGTTTTTATTAGCAACAACATCATTATTTGATGGTGTAAAATTTACAGCAATTGCTGATGTTGTCAATAAAGTTGATGGATTTGAAACTTTAGTTCCAAAACCAGTGCTTGTTACTGGATATACTTGCATATATGGAGATGAACTTCCTGATGCTATAAAATAATTGCTTGATGTTGAAAATTTAGAACTCTGTCTAGAAGAGGTTGGAGCGACTGCTGCAACTGAAGGATCTGAAAATTTTGTTCCAATTCCTGTTCCTCTTACCCAAGGATACAAAAGAATATATGGAGAACTGGTGGAAAGTACTGATAGATAATTTAATTTTGAAGCTCCCGCAAAAACATTACCAAGTATAGGCATTAGGAAATATCCCCTAAAACTGTAAACGAAGGTGTTGCTCCTCCAACTGTACAGATTATGCTTGCGCCAGAATATTGTGCTCTTAGCTTAGGAGCCGCAACTACTGCTGCTGGGGAAGTTATTGTTACTCCCGATCCTGCAGAAAATGTAGTTTGACCTGTTCCAATTTGCTGAACATGTATCTGATCATACTGATTAAATACAGATGGCGGAAGTGTAACGGTAATTGAAGAAGAACTATTTAATGTAACAAGTTTATTAGTATCGCTTGATTGTAATGTATAGGTTGTTGTTCCAACACCTTGAATACCTACAAGAAGTCCTGGTCCTAGCGGACCTTGTAGTCCTTGTAGTTGATTAAATCCACCACCTTGTAAACCTTGAATACCTTGAAGGCCTTGTATTCCTTGCACTCCCTGAGCACCGTAATAACCTTGCACACCCTGTGTACCTTGTGTTCCTTGCACACCTTGTGTGCCTTGAGTACCCTGTGTACCTTGTAGACCTTGTATTCCTTGCACTCCCTGAGCACCGTAATAACCTTGCACACCTTGTGTGCCTTGAGTACCCTGTAAACCTTGCAGACCTTGTATGCCTTGAGTACCTTGTGTACCTTGTAGACCTTGTGTACCTTGCACACCCTGTGTGCCTTGTGTACCTTGTAAACCAATTAATCCTTGAGAGCCTGTTGCACCTTGGAAACCTTGTATGCCTTGCACACCCTGTGTGCCTTGTGTACCATAATGACCTTGCACACCTTGTGTGCCTTGAGTACCCTGTAAACCTTGAAGGCCTTGTATTCCTTGCACTCCCTGTGTGCCTTGATTTCCTTGCGTACCTTGTAAACCTTGAGTACCCTGTAAACCTTGAAGGCCTTGAGTACCTTGAAAACCCTGAATACCTTGAGGTCCTCTATTTGTAGTTAAATAATTATCAATTTCAGAAGCCAATGCATAGATATCCCTTGGAACATCGGGAGTATCAGTATATTGAGGGTAATTAAAACCCTTGGTGGTTTGTAGGCTCATATGCTATAAGTATACCAAACTAATAAAAAAATGCATTTATTTAGACTTTATAATCTTTCTAAATTATACTTTATTGATGATTTATAATGCTCTGGAATATCTTCTTCAATTAATCTATTAAATATAATTTTAGATTCGTCTCTTCTTCCAATCCACCAGGCTGATACAGCTTTTTCAAATTCTAGGCAATACCGACCATAATACTCAACATCTATTTTAAGGGAATCAACCTTTGAAGTATGAAGTAATCCTAATTCAGCAAACATATAACATTCTTGCCATTTTTGAGATCTTTCATAATATCTAGAAAGGACAAAGTAGGCTTCTGGTCTATTAGGCATATATTGAATTGCTTGAAATAGGGAGTTTTCTAATGTATGCTCCCGCCCACTTTGATCTGCAACACAATATGAAATTCTAATTAATGATGCATAAACTAAAGACGGATGAGAATCAAATCCATATTCTGCAGTTCTTAAATAAAATGACATTGCTGCAGCAGTTTGTCCAATTGCTTCATACTCTTTTGCAATATTAAAATTATGTTCTGGATTAAACATATCATTAGATGCATTGTAAATTAATTCTTCAATTGTTTCCATATGTCAATGCCTCCATAATCATTTCTTCAACAACATTTTCTGGCACTTTCAAAACAAATGCTGCATTATCACTAAATCCAAATGTTAACAATAAATCATTTTCAAGTTTTGCTGCACCTGCACAAAATTCAATATATGCATCAAGGAATGAAAAGCTTTCTGGAGATAGCCCAACTAAATTATAATCTTTATCCCAAACACAAAGTCTATGACGATATGTACCATTCTTCTGATTAAGATAATTATTCCAAAGATTTACTTCATGAGATACTGAAATGTTATATTTATCATTCCAAGGAATCATTGCAGATCCGCCTCGTTGATCTACAAAAGTTTTTAAAGATTCTTTATTAGAAACTTGTTCAATATTTGGCGGATTTTCTGGAAGTGCTTTTACAATTTCAGTAGGTGAAGTCCATTTAACAAAATGAAATGGTTTGTCTATAATAGGATACCAATTCTTTTCACAATATGAAGAGTCATCTCCAGTTGTAGGGATTCTTACTCTTGATACTTCTTTTGCAGTCCACTTTTTCTTGTTAAGTTTAATTTCAGAATATTCCATACGACCTTGACCATTTGTAGTTGTATCTCTACGAACGCCAATTAAATAATATTTATTATCCCACTTAACAATACGAGCATCTTCTAATCCCACAAATTCCCAAAGTGGCGGGATATCAAGACTATTAGTGTCAACTAAAGTATAATCAGTCATATTTAAATCTTTATCAAGTCTACACAAATAATTATGTGTTCTAAGATTCATATCTTTTTCTGGATGAAGATATGCCAAAGGTCCCCATGCTGAAGGAAATTTCATATCTTTTTCAGCATGATATAACGAATAATTAACATGTCTTAGATTAACTAAGATATCCCCATCATCATCTATAAATATGGAGGGATTCATTAATCCTGTACCTTTATTTAATCCTTCTTTTATAACAATTGGTGCTAACTTACCACCATTTTCAATAGATCTTTGAACTAGATTCATCTATTGATTATATCCTATTCTTGTAGATCTTGTAAAGTTGCTTTTGATATAAGAGTATTATTTTTTTTCTTGAGTTAATCTTTGAACTACAAATATAACAGGCAACCATTATCCCAAATCTGTGTCGTAATACATTAACTGTGACATTTATTCTCCTGAAATAAGAGTTTGATTGATAAGAGTATAGCTACCCTGCCCACATTGAACGCATACGGTATTAACCTGTGGGTCATTCACATTGCGTGTCTCCATGTAGCCAGTATTGCAACAGGTTGAAAGGTATTCGTATCTGTAATTCATTATTGCTCCTTAGTAGTAAAGAAAGACAACGCCGTTACCACCATTGCCAGCAGTACCAAGCGTAGAAGCACCGCCTCCACCACCAGCCAGCAATTTTTTTACCAGTATAATCTATTCCTTTGTAAATAGGCTTAGTGTTACCTTTGTATGCTTTTATTACCATATAACAATTATAGCATAATTATCAGAATACAGAAGTATTATTTACCAATATCCACAATATCGCATTCTCCAGAAATACAGGCATAATTTTGAGATCCTGTTGTATTGTCTTCATATTCATATAAAGATAATGCTGACCAATCAATATTTTTTGGCATTTTAGAGTGTGCTTCTTCATATTCTTCTTTTGTTATCTCTTGGTAGGGAGCTTGAACATAAGAATGGTTAGACTTTGGTAGAAAAGAAATTCCTGACACTTCATCAAAATTTTTATATACCCAAGCACCTACTTCCATCCACTCATCTTCTTTTACAGATACTGTAATAGAAGGCTTATGCTCACACCAGTGGCGTTGGTATACAAGCCATACCTCAAGCTGCTGAATTGCAGAAAGCTTATCTCTAGTAATGGCATGCTTTGGTGCCTTTACTGGAAATGAAAATACGGTTGTATCATTTGGCTTCATTACATCATCTTCGGCAGGAATACCCGTATCCTTAAGAAATTGTGTAATTGGATCTTTCTTATCCCCACGAACTGTGCGAATATAATAATCTGAATGCCATGCATGCATTCCTGAAGACACCCCGACCAATTGGGAAACTGTACCTGAAGGCTTAACGCAAGTTACTGCTGCTGATGCGGGAATCCCAATTTTCTCTGCTTCAGCTATATTTGTCATTACTGCTTGTTCTCTAAGATCATCTAGAACTGTTGAAAGCTTTTCTAAGCCTTCCTGACCTGAGAAAAACTTATGCCCAAATTGACCAGTAAGAGAAACTCCAAGTAGGCGTTCTTCTTCTGTATTATCTTTCCAAATTTTACGAATATATTTGAAATCTGTAAGTGTTGATTGCCAAGTTCCTAGAACAGATGCCAAATGGACTTTACGAGCAACATCTTCAACAGTATCATGCTCACGGAGAACAACCTCTGACAAATTACAGAATTGATAAGGACGAAGAATAATCTCAGAGCATGGATTTGTTCCATAGTGAATATCTGGGCTTCTACGACCATATTTTGCTGCTTGTGCTTGTGCTGCTGCTACGTTATAGATGCCACGCTCACCAGACTTTGAATCATAAAGAGATTTCCACTCTGCAATAAACTGCTGCATCTCTGGCTTACGTGAATATGCTACAGAGTTATTAGATAATGCACGTTGAGAATTCTTCTCCCACCAATTACCTGCCTTAGCCTGTGCCATTTCAATATCGTTGATGTTTGAAAGTGAAATCATTGCTGAACGACGAACACCACCAACAACAACAACTTCACCAATCTTACACATAATGTCATGACATTCAATTGGCTTTAGTTGACGACCAAGTGCTCCTTTGAATACTTGAATTGTAAAATCAAATAGATTTACTAGAGGCTGAGGTCCTGATGATCTTC